CATACGGTCGCATCGTCTGCAACGCCTCATTCATCAGCATGTCGCGATTCTCAAAGTAGTGCCCAATCAGCAACAGCATCGCATTCTTGGCAATCGCTGGGACAAGCTGCCCGTCTTGCGAGTATCCTGCTTTGTAGTTGATCGACCAAGCGTCCCACCTTGCCGCTGTGCCTGGAAGGACTTGCAAGTACGCAATACGGATCTGATCGACGTGCAATTGATAGATCGAAGGTGATAGCGTCTGAAGCGTATTCGCTCCATCGTAATACTGTATCGAGGTGATCGAGTGAATCGGGCTTCGCGGTAACGACTGCCCGTCCATCCAAGTCGCAAGCCTTACCCTTAGCGTTGCGTAGCAAGTCACCGAATCGGTATCATGCTCCCACTGTTCGCGAGCCGCTTGGATGATCGATGCCAACTGGATATCGTGCGTGGTGTCACTTACGCCTATTTCGAGGTGCTTTTTCGCTTCGCTTAGCGTGATCGGCTCCGCTGTCGGATTCGTCACTACTTCTGGTATCAATCTCACGAGCGATTCCCCTTCGAATCAAAGCATCTTCAACGCCTGCCCCAAAGGCTTCCGATCGATGCCCGACCGGAAAGCCGTTCCAGGGTTTTAGTAGCTCAATTGCCATTAGACAACCAAGCACACATCGCCGTCAGCCGTTGCCGACGAGGTAATCGGTGGGAACTTTGCACGGCTAAGGATTGCAACCGCTGCGATGTATCCACCGCTAGTCCCGTCACCAAAAGTAGCGACAAGCTTTAAGAATGGATCAAGGCCGCGTAGGTCAATTTGAAATACGCATGTTTGCCCGTCATCGGTTGCCGATGGCAAGGCAAGCGTAGCACCTCCGAGACCGCTTCCACCCGCAAAGGTAGCCCCGGTAATGTCGGCATAACTTCCGCCGCTAGCCGAAGAGTTTTGCACCTTCAAAGCGGTCATTGCAATGTCGGTTGCTCCGAGCTGCACAACGATGGTAGCGTAATCAAATCCGCGACAATCGATAACATCAGCCGTAGCCGTGTTGTTATCGATCAATGCACCCGGCTTGACCGCTGAAACAAATTTACAGTGTTGTAGTTCGTTCAAAATGTCACCTGCTTTCTTTGTGTTGGGTTAATTACGCTGCTGCGACGAGTGAAAGGATCGGCCCAGCTTCGGTTGCTGTCCCGCGTTCGTGGCAATTAAAATCCCATCGCATCGTTGATCGATAAGCGATTTGATCGAGTTCGAAGTAACGCGAAGCATCCGCAGCAATCGACAAGCGACGACGCATGCCGAGCGTAGCGGAAAGTCCCAAGTCACCGAAGTAAGCAAACTTGGTTCCGCCCGCAACGGTCTTTGGCATGACGTTGACGAAAACGACCGGGTATCCGAGGAAGGATGTAACCGGCCCGGCTCCGAGATCCTCTTTGTTGTTTCCGCCCGTAGCGATTTGCAACCGTCCAAGGACGTTTGACCAGATAGCCTTGTGACAGAACCAAACAGGATTCATTCCCTGGTAATCAGGTAGCTTGCCAACTGCTTCTTGGAAGATAGCAATCGTCAAGGACGCCATCGTGTTTTGACCAGCCGCAGCTGTCAACACGGAGCCGGCATTGAGCACGTTTGCAAGTCCTTGCACGCCGTGATTCGCTGCTTCCCCACTGCCAAGGAATCCAGCGGTATCGGCTCGCAATGCTTGTGCTCGTGCAATGGATGTCGCAAGCATGTCAGCAATGGCAATAACCGAATCGTCGTTCAATTCGCTTGGTACGCGTGTCAGCGTGCCGAACTTGCGAGCAACGAGGTTTACCGGGCTGAAGGTTGCATCGCTTGCCGTGATTTCATCAGACTCGCCGACCGCGTAGGCGATAACGTCGGAAAGCTGACGAGGGACGCTAAGCGTATCCGAACCCATCGGGTAGTTGCGGGCGTATTGCGGGATGATGCCGTACGACTCGAAAAGCGAAATAACAGCGGCTTCAAACTCAGGTGGAACAAGCGTACCGCCTCGCAAGTCATCGCTTCCGCTCATCACGTTTTCAACGCCGTGATCCAAGCACCATTGCTTGGCTTTTGGATCCTTGTAGACCGTAGCCAAAATGAATTGGCCTGATCGGTACGCATCCTCTTGAGCTGTCGGCCCCTTGAACGCCTTGAGAACTCCGGTTGCTCGTGCTTTGGCAGGAACCTGGAACTGGCCCCTTGCGGAGTTGCCGTTTTCAACCGATTGACGGACGGAGTTGCTGACGAGCGATTCGATCCGGATGGCCCGTTCACGATCCTTCGACAATGCTTCGATTTGCCCCGGCTTATCACCGACGCCAACAATAGCATCGATTTCGGTTTGCTCTTCGCTGGTCAACTCTCGCGAATCCTGTATAGCTACCGCTTGGATTGCGTTGACCTGTGCTTGCAATGCTGCGATTTCTTCGCCAATTTGCTTGCTGCTTTTCATCTCGACTGCCCTTCATTCTGTGTGGCAGTCGTTAAACCAAGATAGCGGCATGACTGCCACGGTTACTAAAATCGTTCCCGTGTTAGCCTTGCCGCTAATTAGTTGCAAGATCGTCGGCACTTCTTGCCGACGCATTAAATCTATCGACTACTTGCCCCGCGTCAAGCTTGCGGTTTCAATAGCCACTAGCGGAGGTTTGCAAATAATTCTCCTCCTTGCTATCTCGCCTCCCCTTGCGATAGGATTGCCATCGTCATCGCATCGCAAAATAACGCATTCGCCAGTTATCGTATTTGCTTCGATTAACGGATAGATCAAGTCTCCGTTAGCATCAAACACAGATACGCATATTCCCATATTCGACGTGTTTTCGACGGTCAAGATCATTTCACTTTCCCCGCGTCAAGTGTTGCGCAAACTTAGCCATCGCCAGACGCTGTAGATTGCTCTTAGCTGCGTCCATTTGCTTCTCCGGCTTCTTACGCTTATTGCCGTTTTCGAAGCGTCCTGTGGCTAATCCCGAATCGATAGCGGCATCTGCTTCGTACCACGTCTCGGCGGATAGCAAAGCCTCGATATCCTCCTTCGATTCGCTCATGTACTTGCTGTAGATGTCAACGAGTGATCGGTCGTAGCTTTCGAGAGCCGCAAGATACTTCCGCAAGTCATCTTGATTGCCAAACGCGAAACCTAGTGCCCTGTGAATCATCAGTCGCGAGCCGTCGCTCATTAGCCGCTTGCTACCTGCGAGGAAAATTATCGACGCCGCCGACGCTGCTAAGCTGTCGTTGATTGTGGTAACTTCGCCCGCGTGCGATTTGATCGCGTTGTAAATGCCGATACCCTCATCCGCTGACCCACCAGGCGAATTGATTCGGATTGTCACCGACGAATTACCAAAGGATTTCAAAGCCTTGGTAATCTCCTTTTGAGTGATCGGATTTTCGTCCCATCCATCGCCCACAACGCCGGATAAAAGGATTTCGCCAACTTCGTTCTTGATTTCGATCATTTCGCCCCTCCTAAAAGGTTAAATACCCGATTTCCCCACGTTTTTACCTCAGTTTCAACAGCATTTTTCAAGTCTTTTTGACCGTGTTTCGCTGCTAATCCTGCTAGTATTTGCGTTGATTCTTGGCAATGGATTCGAGCTAAGTCGCGGTCAAGTCCGATAGCTTCGATCTTGTCCGCAATCTTCGACTCCCACTTGCCGTAGTTCCGGCCGATCCAAGCCACGAAACCAGCTTTACCCGCTGCGTTAATCGCGTTATTGCCTTCGGTTTTTATCAAGTCGCGTAGCATTTGTTCCGCTGCTCGATTGTTCACGTTTTGCGAACTGTCGCTTTCGCCCTCCGCTTCGTCTTCGGCGTCATCTTCCGGCGTGTCTTCAACCTCATCCGGCGATTGTTCCGCTGTAGTCTGGATCGCTGGGTTGATAAACTCATCGCCTCCATCGTACGGGTTCATGTCAAGTTTAGCCCGGCATTCGTTCGGATTCATAATCCGATTCTGAATGAATTTCGACATTGCTTCCGCTGTAGTCATCAAGTCAGTCCGAAGCAAAGCACCGCGATTGAATTTGAAGTAGGTCGTACGCTGCCGCTTCTCTTGGAAGGTTCGCAATTTCGTATCGCATTGTTCCTCGAACTTGACAAGCCATCGATCCAAAGCCGCAAGGTAGGCAAGCTGCTTCTGTTCGAGTGAGTTATACGAGGTGCTATCGCCATCGCCAGGCATACCTTCGAGTCCGAAGAGCATACCAATATCTTGCCGGTTAAACTTTTGAAGCTCGACGAACTGAGCATCGTTATTGCTCATTGAAATCGCGTTAGCCTTGATCCCGTCGCGTAGCAAGCCCGCTTTACCTGCGTTCTCCGATCCTGCTTCCGTCGCGTTAAACGCATCGATAAAATCCTTTGCGTCCTCCTGTCGCCGAAACATCGCGGGTGGAGCCTCAAGGAGAAGCTTGCCGCGAAAACCTTTTCGCGTTTGCGTATTTTGAAACCTGATCGCTTCAACCGAGGTGCCCAAAGTGAGCTGAGCCAAGTCCAACAACCCCAAGCCCTCAACGCCATCATAGCTAAAGCCTGGAAGATGCAGAACGTCGGCATCGTTGAAAACAAGGTAGCCGTTTTTGTCGGTGTCCCATACGTCGAAAAGCTCCTTCTTGCCTTGATCCTCCGGTTTGTAAACATGCCACTTTTCTCCTAGGTAGATTACCGTCCAGGTCTTATCCGGTAGCATCGGTATCAACTCAGATACACCGTTGCGAGTTCGCACAATGGCCGCCCGTCCGTTGCCATTGAGAAGAGCGTGCGATAACAGCATCTCCTTGAACGTAGTCGGTGCTTGTATCTTGTTCGGTTCTTCTCGCAATAGCCGATAGCCGTCATGCTCCAAGTCATTAACAGAGCCTTCGCCCTGTACCCGTTTAACGTCAATCGGTAGCCGTCCGAAGTCACCCACAAGCTTATTGTGAGCGTACCAAGCCGGTGGGATTCCAAGCGTCTCATTGACGCCTACCCGTTTCATCGAAACGTCCCAATTGAAACCCGCCCAGCTTATAAAACGGTCAAGCATACTCGCCATGTTTTCCCCTCGTTAGGTAACGTAAAGTGATCCGCTCGACCGCTCTGGTTGCAATGATGCGATTCGGTACGCCATCACCGCCGCAACAATCGGGTCAATCTTGTCTTTGCTGTTTTTCTTGTCAAACATCCATCGATCTTGCCTGTCCTTGCAGATGATCGCGTTATTGGCACACCATCGAAGCAGCTTCGATTCGCTAAACACTAAACGCCCATCCTGCATGAGTTGAATAAAGTCGCGAATAGCTTCGTTGAAGTTCGCTTGATTCTGGGCCATTCTAGCCGACGTTGCCCCGGTTTTATCAAGCTTCTCTCCAATTTGTTGCCCGTTGTATGGATCATAGGCAACCGTACCGATTTCGTACGCTTCAAGTTCTTCGATGAGTGATTCGGTTAAATCCTCGATAGGGTAGGAGCGCTTGTAAAGTTCTTCGCTGTGAACAAACTCGGCAAATGGCATCGCTGACAAGTCCCGCTTCGTATCCGCTGCGATAAACGCCCTCGTTTTTATTTCGTATCGGTAGACCGTCTTGCCCTTGTCATCGAGGGCGATTGGAAAGCGTGCACAAAGAGCGTATGCGGCTAAGTCGTCGCGTGCCCCTAAATCAACGCCCGCTCCAAGCCCATCGGATTCCGACCAATCGCTATGAGTGCCAACGCATCGATCAAACGCAGCTAAATCGAATGCTTTTTCCGTCGAGGATACAACGCGATTCCCGTGGTAGCGTAGGAATCGATTCTGGCCGATGGCTGTAGACTTATCTTCGTTCCACCGCTGACGCAAGTAGTCACGCTTAACGCTGACACCTAAATTCGGATTGGATTTTATCCATAGCGTTTCATCCGACGGATCGTCCTTTTCGTCGAGTTCGTAGATCAACGCGAACAGCGAATCGTCCTTGTGCATCCCGCTCACTACGTTTGTAGCGTAGGTGTAATTCTCCATCCACAAGTGCGAGTCATCAGCCCCGGCGGTCGTAATGATTAGGTGTAGAGGTTGCGTTCTGGATCCTGATCCAGTAACCATCGTATCGTAAAACTTTCGATGATACTCACCCCACGCGTGCAACTCATCCATGACTACGCATTGAGGATTTAGACCGTCGAATGGTTTATCTGATGATACCTTGCGGATGTAGCTTTGATTGTGCCTAAAGGTAATCGTTTCGTTCTTTGTATCCGTGTACTTTTTGAGGTACTCAGACTGCCCTATCATGCGTTCGCATTCGCCGTAAACTACTTCCGCTTGCTCCTTTTTGGTTGCCGTCAAAAGTATCTGGCCGACCGCTTCCGGCTTCTTGGTTCGCGGGTCGATATCCGCCATTGCAAGGTAATGACATAGGCCAGCAATCATCGTTGACTTGCCGTTCTTCCGTGCCATCGACCAATACACCTTGCGAAAGCGTCGAGAGTTGTCGTCGTTACGTTTCCAGCCGAAAATGTTCCAAAGTCCGAATAGCTGCCAATCTTCGAGGTGCAAAGGTAGTCCAGCAAACTCGCCGATGCTGTGGCGTAAAACGAGCGGAAAGAAGTCGCAAACCCAAGTCGCGTGTTGCCTGTCAAAGTGATACGGAAACTCGGTGGTGCTTTGGTGATCCAAGTCGATTCGGTATCGACGTACGGCATCCTTCACCCTGTCGCAAGCAACAATCTCGCCGCTCTCGACCGCTTCGCAGTACTCGTCAACTCTTTGACCGACGCCGCTTGCTATCACCCAGTCCCCCTGCTAAGCCATGCCGCGAATTCATCTTCCTTTTCCGTTTGTGGTGCACTCAACCTAGAGCGACTTGATGGAGTTAAACCCAACTCAGCCTCACGCTTTAAGCATCGATCCGAGTAGCTATGAAACTGATTCGCTTCCGGCTTTAGTTTGCTTCGCCCTTTTTCGTCCATGTCAGTAACTTGCCCTCCCTTGATTACTTCCCATAGCGATAACATCATTGAGTAGTCGAGGCAGTATCCAGCTATCAAGCCTTGATCGGTTTCGTGTAGTAAGTTCATCGATTCAAGCTGCCTGCAAACCCAATGCCATCGAGACCGAGCGGTATCGTCGGCCTCGACAGCTTCGGGGATCTTTGGCATCCCTTTAGGGGCTTGCGGTTCGCTTTTGTTTTTGCGTTCAGGGTGCTTAACGTACGATCCGCTAGCCTCTTTTATTGCCGACGCTGTTGGTTTTCTGCCTTTGACCATTTTCAACCTCCCAATTTTGGAGAAGTACACGGAAGC